CTTCAAGGGCTTCAAGGATTTTCACGACTGCGAAGCCGCTAGGAAATGGTCATCACGCGACCCGCGACGCAAAGAATGGTCCGCCATGATCGCCAAGATTCCGCTGACGCTGTCGAGATATATCGCCGTCACGTTCAAGCCGCAGAGTTGCCGCAACCGCGAGGCCGGCGACGTCATGGGAACCCGTCCACGCTCTGCGGCTGCTGGTGCGCAGCCATGAAGTGCGAATGGAAGGGCTGCCGCGAAGAAGCGACGCGAGCGCTTCGTGTGTCCGTTCCTGCGCAGGACTGGCCCATCGACATGCATCAGCCAGCGCGCCTGATCCTATCGCTGAAGTGCTGCTTGGAGCACGCGCGGGCTTTCAACGCCAAGGAGTTCCTCCAAGAGAACCCGAAGCTCAAGGAAGTCTTCCGCATCATGTTGCGCGGCAAACAACCCCCGGATTTCGACCGCGCCTTTTCTGAGGCCATTGGCCTGGACGATCCCGAGCTCGCCATCCTCGAGCGCCAAGCTGCAGGATCGACATGACTCCCTACGAACGCTCCGAACACGAAGCCCGCGAATATCATGAGAAGAAGGAGCGCGACGCCCTGGAAGGCGCTGCGATTCTCGTATTGCTGTTCTGCACCATAGTCATCATGGGATTGCTCAATTTTCTGGTGAGCGGGTGGGTGCGGTGAACTCCCTCCCCAAGTCTGTCTGTCAGGACTGTAAGGTCTTTAAGCGCCAGTACGCCAAAGGGCTATGCCGGGGGTGCTATCAGGTCCGCAAGAGGGTGATTTTGGCCGAAGCCATTAAAAGAGCCTCTAGGGCTTGCGAGGAGCGCGTGGGGGCGATTTTCTCAGATGGGAGGTAAGTCTACCCTCAAGACGAGGATGAACGCCCTAGACGGCGTTTTCAGCGAATGGGTGCGAAGAAAGGACGCTACTCCGCACGGGATCGCGCGATGTGTGACCTGTGGACATTGCGCTCACTGGAAAAATCAGAATGCCGGGCATTTCTGGAAAAGACAGCACAAGGCTACTCGTTGGAACCCCTTTAATGTTGCAGTGCAATGCATCCGTTGTAATAAGTTCCGTGGTGGGGCAGAGGCTGAGCATGCAGCCTATATCATCAGGGAGTATGGGCTAAAGGCGTTCGAGGACTTGGAAGAAGCGCATAATCGGGTGAAGAAGTGGACTAAGGAGGAGGTCCAGGCCATGATTCTGTACTACGGGGGAAAGCTTAAGGAATTAGATCAAAGCCTATCCTCCATCTCGTCTGCTAGCTCTTTATCGAATCTGGGTGCAAATATCACCCATCCCAGCCAGCCCCCAAGGGCAAGGGGGAGCCAATAAAGTAGGAGGTCAAGTAGGGTGCTCATGATTATTTCATCTCATCTCCCGGACGAGCCGGGGTTAAGTTAATAATACACTAGTCATACATGGTTTCATTGACCTATATCAAGGTTTCACTAAATACATGGGCGTATATTACTGGTCATGACTCCGAGAGCCAGGGAGGGAAATCGTCGTAGGTGTGCCCGGTGGCGGGAAAAGCATCGGGAGAAGTATAACGCCTATATCAAGGGGTGGAGGAATCGTCGAAAACTCAACAAGGTGGTCAATGAGGTTAGGAATGACAGACCTTGAACGAGAGACCGAGATAGCTTTTCGGGAGTACGAGAGAGAGAGGCTGAGGCTTTGGTATAAAAACAACAGGGAGAGGGTGAGATTTCTCCAGAAGATGTACTACTTGAAGAACAGGGAAGCCCAGAAGGCTCGGGCAAAAATCTATTACTGGCTCAATCGAGAGCGAGTGTTAAAAAGGATGAAGGAAAAGCGTTGTCCAGTCTGATAATCGGTAAGAACGGGATGCTAGGTGAGGCCCTTTACAAAAGAATAGGGGGGGTTGCGACAACCAGCAGAGACTTCGACCTGCGGGGCGATCCTAAAGACCTGCCTGAGGCAGAATTGGTCTATATCGTGGCTGCGATGTCGAAGTTTAGGGATTGCGAGTTAAATCCTGATTCGTGGGCGATCAATGTAGACGGACCTATCAGAGTCGCTCATCATTTCAAAAACTCGTTCATCGTGTATATTTCAAGCGAAGCTGCCGAGTGGGGAAGGACTGCTTACGGGATTCAGAAGGCTCATGCTGAGTTAGGTCTTTTGGCGGTGTGCGGTTATGAAAGGCTGGCGATATTCAGGCCGTGCAAGATCGTTCCTTCGATGTTGAACATGCTGTGCAGAGATCTGGACAGGATAGGCAAGGAAAGATTATGCGGAGTGCACAGGTTCCGATGATGATGCAAACCATGACCGAGGTTAAGAATCTCTGGTTTCCCATTGAACAGAGGCTTAAAGAGCCCGTTCCTGCCTTGCTCGAATTTCCCCGGTACTTCGAGATTGAAACAGTCAATGCCTGCAACGCCAGGTGTCCGATGTGCACCATTGACGACTGGGACCGGAGAGACGGTTTGATGAAGATGGACCTATTTGAGAAGATCGCCAATGAGATAGGGGAGCACACTCAGGAAGTCACTCGGGTGCATCTTTACCGGGATGGAGAGCCTTTACTGGACAAGACTTTGGCGACCAAGGTAGCGATGTTGAAAGGTCGCGGGGTCAAACGGGTAGGGATTTCGACCAATGTTGCGTTGCTAGACGAAGAAAGAGCCGAAGGTCTTTTAATGGCGGGGCTGGATGAGATCATTCTCTCGATAGACAGTCTCAGAGCTGGGGTCTATGAGGCGATCAGGAAGAATCTGCATTTCGACCAAGTCATGTATAACGCCCACAACTTCATCACCAAGAGAAACGCAGGTAAATACAACACCCAGGTTTGGGTGAGGATGATAAGGCAGAAGTCAAATTACGATGAATGGGAGCACTATCAAAGGTACTGGAAGAGCTGTCTTAAGGAAACCGACCGGATTGATTATCGTGATTTACATCATTGGGGTGGACAGTTGATAGGCTTCGACCGCGAACCCAGGAGGTCGGATACAAAACCTTGTGTAGCGTTGTGGTCTTTGATGGTGATCTTTGCCAACGGAGACGTACCCAGATGCAACGTCGATTACAACAACAAACACCCGGTAGGTAATGTTAAGAACTCCACCATCAGGGAGTTGTGGCAGGGCGAGATACAGAATACGGTGAGGCGGGATCATCTGGAAGGAATTAGGACGAGCATTTGTAATGGGTGCGATGTGTGGACGGAGAAAAGATAAAGATCACCTTCGCGAAGAAGATCACTCCTGATTTATTCAGGCTGTGGCTCGATGAGATGGAATTTCCTCAAGACGAGCGGGAGTTCTCTAAGCTCTTGGAGGAGATCAAGGGAATCTCGTCGATACTTGAAATAGGTTCTCGGTTCGGGGTCAGCTTGACCCGATTCAGTCAAGTCATGAACCCGGGGTCAAAGGTTGTGGCAGTAGACTTACCGGGAGACGATGAGTCGATGATATTTCTGGATAGTGAGACTTCTTTAAGGGAAAGGGCAAAGAAGATTGGGGAAAAACATCAGATGAGCTTATTCTTCGGAGACAGTCACGACCCGGAGATGGTAAGCAAAGTCAAGGAGTTGTCACCGTTTGATTTTATTTTTATCGACGGAGATCACACTGAGAAAGGGGTGAGGTTGGACTGGGAAAACTACGGCCCGATGGGGAGGATGATTGGCTTTCATGATATTGGTCCCTACAGCAAGTTATCGTGTAAGAATGTGTGGTCTGAGATCAAGGGTCAGTACCGGCACAAGGAGTTTTTGGACTCCGGCTGGATGGGAATAGGTATCTTGTGGCGTTGACAACCACAACATATAGGCGTATTAAGGTCAAATGACGCGACCGCTAGGTCTATTTCGTCGGCGTCCCTCCCTCGCCGGCATGAGCCCCGTTAATGCTACGGGGCTTTTTTCTTTTCCCATCTTTTTAAAATTGAAAGGTAGATCATGAAGAAGCCACGTTCAGGCGGTTACGGTCCAACCAAGCGCGAGACAGCGGGTCTGTCTCTGGAGAAGAAATCGCTGTCTCAGAAGGTTGGAAGAGCCGAAGGGAGGTCCAGTCCTTATTACACTCCTGTAGGTTCTGGTTCCCGGCCTGTAAAGTCGGTGTATCGGATTGAATCCAGTGCTCCGATGACGACTCAGAGGATTCGTCCCTCCAATCCGGTAGAAAGAAACAAGTGACTAGGGGTTGGAAGCCGGTTAAGGACTTCGATCCGAACAGTCAGGACGCTGACGAGAAGTACGATCCTGCCAGGAGACTTCAAACCAAGGACGGCGTGTACTACACGGGTAAGGGTCAACAGGGGGGTAGTTCTCAAAAGACCCCTCAAGCCCAGCGTATGGTCACAGGAAACTCCAGGGGCGGGTCTTATGTTATCGGAAGTTCGTCCCCCAAAGACAAACAGCGTATCCGTGGGTAGATGTAGATAGACGTGGTTAGACGTGGATAGTTCGTGGATAGTTTTGAGAAGGAAAATCAGGAATTGCGGATGATGCTTGAGGAAGTCTTGCAGGGCTGGTCTTTGGCGGCTGCAAGCCTGGAATCAGGTCAAGCCGTATGGATCTGGAAACGGATTAACGGTATCCGGGAAAGAATGAAATGGCTAGAGTACGGGAACGTACAATGACCGCGTATAACTCTGTGTGTATCCTGTGGGTCCACGTGGAACATGGCTGCTCGTTCTTCTAAGGTAATTCTGCATGAGAAATGGCGTGAGAAGATTCGCGCCAGCATGTTGATAAATAGACTTAGAAATCACGTACTTGGTAGGCTGGAAATGAGCAATACCCAAATACGAGCAGCAGAGATTCTATTATCCAGGGTTATGCCCACCCTACAAGCTACTGATTTCACCGCATTGGACGCAGATGGGCAACCACTTGCGATATCACTCATTGCTTACCATCCCTCACAACTATCAACCCCGGCCCTACCAGCTCCCGATACTGAAGGCTCTGGACTCAGGCATTAAGAGAGCAGTAGCGGTTTGGCACAGGAGAAGCGGTAAGGAAAAGACGTTCATCAACTACGTTTGCAAGGCGGCGTTTCAGAGGGTAGGAACTTACTTTTACATGTTTCCTACGTATGCTCAGGCAAAAAAAGTCTTGTGGGATGGGAGAGATCGGGAAGGGTTTCCGTTCATGGGTCACTTCCCCAAAGAGATCGTCAAGACCTCCAACGAAACAGAACTCAGAAAAGAACTAGTCAATGGCTCGGCTGTACAGCTTATCGGCACGGACAATATTGATTCTGTACTTGGGACTAACCCTGTTGGCTGCGTATTTTCGGAATATGCCATGCAGGACCCTAAAGCCTGGGACTATATGCGCCCGATTCTCAGAGAGAATGGAGGCTGGGCTATTTTTGATTATACGCCCCGCGGGAAGAATCACGGATATGCTCTATACCAGATGGCTCGATCTAACCCTGAATGGTTTGCGGAGATTCTTACAGTAGATCAGACGCAGGCTCTCAATCCTGGGGACATAGACAAGGAACGCAAGGAGGGGATGAGCGAGGAGTTAATACAGCAGGAGTATTACTGTTCATTTGAAGGGGTGCAATTTGGAGCCTACTACGGTAAACAGCTACAGTTGGCCGAACAAGAGAAGCGAATATCCCACATCCAGTACGAGCCCGATCTCGGAGTTGAGACTTGGTGGGATTTGGGAATCGGGGATTCAACCGCTATCTGGTTCACTCAATCCACAGGGAGAGAGATCCGAGTCATTGACTACCTCGAAGCCTCGGGAGAAGGACTCCCCCATTATGCGAAGAAGCTCCAGGAGAAGCCTTACGTTTACTCAGCGCACCACGCCCCGCATGATATTGAGGTCCGCGAGTTGGGTTCTGGGAGGTCTAGGAAGGAGATTGCGCAGTCTCTCGGGATTGTGTTTCAGGTGGTCCCGAATGTTTCGATTGAAGACGGTATCGAGGCGGCGCGGGCGATCCTTTCACGATGCTACTTCGACCAAGAGCGGTGTCGCAGAGGGCTAGATGCCCTGGCGTCCTACCATAAAGCCTATGACGACAAGCTCAAGGACTGGAAGTCCTACCCGCAACACGACTGGTCAAGCCACGCAGCAGACGCCTTCAGGTATTTAGCAGTGGGTCATAAGACGACGCAGGCAAAGACTCAAGAGGCTGTTGAAATCGTGTATTACAGCAAAGACGAGGGGAACCAGAATTGGATGGCCGTCTGACGGTGAGGTTCAGTGAGTCGGAGCGATATGACATCAACCTTGATTGTGAGGTTGTGTGTTTTGTGGCTACTACTTCTACTGGGAGTTACTTTTCTGAGATACCTGTGGATAGCGAGCAGTCAAAGAAGAGAAAGCAATTCAAGGACAAGGTCATTGAGTTGATGGAGAATGGACATGAACCCGGAGAGATTAGTTTTTCATAATGGCTGAACCTGCTGTAACTGACAGAGCACCCTCAGCGAAGTCCGAGAAGAAAGCTCGGGACGAGGATGAATTCATGTCCTTGGTGAGAAAGAAGTTCGAGCGGTGCGTCTCTGCTGAGTCAGTCAATAGGAAGATGGCCGTAGAAGACCTGAAGTTCAAGAATGGGGATCAATGGCCAGAGGCTATAAGAGCCGACAGGACGACTCAGAAGAGGCCCTGTCTGACGGTCAACAAGATGAAGACGTTCGTTCATCAGATCACCAACGATCAGAGGCAGAATCGACCCGCTATCAATGTCAGTCCTGTAGGTGATAGGAGTGACCCGAACACGGCCAAGATGCTAAAGGGCCTGATAAGGCAAATCGAGAGGCAGAGCAATGCTGACGTTGCTTACGACACCGGGTTTGACAGTGCTGTATCTAGTGGTTGGGGGTATTGGAGGATCTATACAGAATACGAAGACGATGAGAGCTTCGATCAGGTAATACGAATAGGCAGGGTCAGGAACCCGTTTCGGGTATATCTCGACCCCGATCACCAAGAGCCCGATGGTTCGGATTCCCAGTGGGGGTTTATCTCCGATCTCATTCCCAGGTCTGAGTTCGAGGAGACCTGGCCTGACAAGGACCCAATGCAGTTCGAGGCTGGCGGTATGGGGGATGAGTTCAAGAACTGGACCACTCAGACTCACGTCAGGATCGCCGAGTATTTTTACTTCGAGACCTCGACCAGGAAGCTGGTTCACCTCAAGAACGGGCATATCGGCTTTGAAGACGAGTTGGATGAAAGTCTCAAGAATGAGGAACCAGAAAAGACAAGGGAAGTTCAGGTCAAGAGGATCAAGTGGTGCAAGCTGACTGGGAAGCAGATTCTTGAAGAGAACGATTGGGCGGGCAAGTGGATTCCAATAGTCAAGGTAGTTGGGGACGAGGTTGATGTAGAGGGTAAAGTCTCTCTGGCTGGTCTTATTCGTGATGCTAAAGACCCTCAGAGGATGTACAACTACTGGGTTACTTCCGAAACTGAGATGGTCGCCCTTGCCCCGAAGGCCCCATATATCATGGAAGAAGGTCAGGTTGAGGGGCATGACAAGCAGTGGAAGCAGGCTAACGACAAGGCTTATCCCTATCTGCTTTACAAGGGAACGAATATAGGTGGAAAACAAGCCCCTCCTCCGCAAAGGCAGATGTATGCCGGCCCTCCTCAAGGGATTATCCAAGCCAAGATTGCGGCAGCTCAGGACATACAGGCGACTACTGGTATAAGGTTCGATGCGACTTTACAAGAGAGGACGTATGACGAATCAGGCAAAGCCCTTAGAGAACTTAAAAGAACGGGTGACCTTGGAAACTTTCACTATGTTGACAATCTTGCAAGGTCGCTTAGACACACTGGAAGAATCCTTATCGACCTTATCCCGAAGATTTACGATACTCCTCGGGTCCTTACGATCCTCAGGGAGGACGATAGCGAAGAACGGGTCAAGATTGAGCCCTCGCTAGGGGTTCCCCATCAGACGGTCCCAGGTCAGGGCGGGAAGATAGAGAAGCTCTACAACCCCAAACTGGGTAACTATGAGGTTGCGGTAACAATAGGCCCGAGTTATGCAACTAAGAGGGCCGAGGCTGCTGATAGTCTTCTTGCTTTCATGAAAGCCGTACCACAGTCGGGTCCTTTGATTGGCGATCTAGTTGCCAAGAACATGGATTGGCCGGGTGCTGAAGAAATCAGCACCAGACTAGCTGCTGTATTGCCTCCTCAAGTTCAAGCTTTGTTGGGTAAGAACATGCACGACTGGCCGCCCGAGGCGAAGGCTTTGCTGATGAACATGAACTCACAGATGCAGAAGCTTACCCAGGATCATCAGACTGCACTTCATTTATTGGGTGAGAAGCAGACCGAGCAAGTACAGCATCAGCAAGAGATCGACAATCAAAGGGAAAAGATCGTCAAGGATTTCGAGGCAAAGCTGACCAAAATAGCCGCAGACATGGAGAAGACGGGCCTACAGACTGCCCAGAAAGTCTACGACGATGTGAGACAACTTGCACAAGCTGTCAAGTCAATGGAGCAAGCTCTGAATAAACCCCAGGCAGAGACAAAGCAGGACGCAAGTATGAGAGGGACGGACGCGAGCAAGATAGCCGAGTCTTTAAAGTCTGTAGGAGAAGCTCTAGCTGCTGTTTCCAAACCCAAAACCCGAAAAGGAAAGATGAAAGGTCCCTCTGGTAAGGTCTACGAGATGGAGATGAGTGAGTCCTAGGTGGCGATAGCTTTCAAACAAGCGCCCGATCCGGGAGCCGCTACGGCTTCAGGGACTACTTTGAATTTGGCCTTCGTCTCCGATGTAACCGCAGGAGGGTCTATTCGTGTGGTTGCCAGAATAGGCGCAACAGGAAGAACCATAACGATAACTGACTCGAAAGGGAACACCTATAACGCCAGCCCCGGTATTACCGGGGATGTTACACAGGCACAGACTACTGACGTACATCAGGCATATATTTTCAGTGCTGATAATTGCGCCGCAGGTCCTACTACGGTGACTACTGCGATAAGCGGCGCGGCAACCACGATCAGAGTATGTATTGCTGAATACAGCGGGATAGCGACTTCAGGTGCGCTAGACAAGACAGCAAGTGCTCAGGCAGATGCGAGCTCTGCTCCAAGTTCCGGGGCGACAGCGGCTACGACTCAAGCTGATGAATTGGTTTTTGGAGCCTCAAGTTCTTCCGACAATCAGACCTATACAGCGGGGTCTGGATATACGAGAAGGGCGAGCACCCCTTCAAATGCAGGAACGGCGAGAATGTCCATCGAGGATAAGATTGTCGCGGTAACGGGCGCTCAGACCGCCGATTGGTCTACGGGTTCTACAAACTGGACTGCTTTAGTTGCGACTTACAAAGGGGCGGCGGCGGGTGGAGGGGGCAGCATGGTGAAGTTTCCGTGGTCTGGAGAGAATTCCTCTGGCTCTCTCCATAGTCAAAGACTTTAACAATGGCACTCATTCAAAGAAAAATAGGGACCACCTCGGAGAATCTTCGAGTATTCATTAACGACGCTACCGTATCTACCGGGGCGGGGTTGGCCAATATCGTCGCTTCGTCAGTGACCTTTGCTTGGTCTCGGGACGATATGAGCACGGTCTCTAGTGGAACTTGCACCACAGGGACTTTGGGGACTTATACGGTAAGTTCTTTCGTTCAAGCTCTTTCTACAAACGCTTTGGGGTGGTATGAGTTCGACCCCCCGGATGGAGTTTTCTTGTCTGGCAGGAAAGCTTTCATTCACCTTTCGGGGGCTCCATCGATGGCCCCTCTACCTATTTTGATAGAGTTGACTGCGACCGACAATCAGACCTCAATGTCTTCCCAGACGATCAGCACCACTCTCAATTCATTAGGTGTGGTGATGACTGATAAATCCGGTTATGGAGTCTCCTCTGTTAATACAGGGGTCAATGTCACCTCATTTGCGATAAATGTTGGGGTGTCTTCGGTCAATACAGGGGTGAATGTAACCTCTGTAGTAGGTAGTCCAGCGGTGACTTCGGCAGCGGGGATTCTGGCATACACCTTTGATCTTGGCAGAACCGCCAATCCCAATTCAACGGTGACGTTCAGTTCTCTGTCTCTAAGTACTCAATCGGTGACGGTCGGGGGTGTGAATGTCACCTCTGTAGGCGGGAGTGCGATCGTTACCTCTTCTCCAGGGATAATCACTGTCTCGACCCAGACGATAGACAAAGCAGGTTACAGCCTCGTAGCTGGTTATGACCCGGCAAAAACCGCCTCTCAAGCTGGGGATGCCATGACTTTAACGACTGGAGAGAGGGCGAGTCTTGCAAATGTCTTTCTGACGACCACTCAACCAGAAGTCTTTAGGACGCAAAACGCTCCGGGTTCGATCATGCAGATACAGTATGAAATCCTCGCAAATCTCACCGAGGCTTCAAATTCAGGAACGACAAGGACTTTGAACAGCGTTACCAGTCATGTAGCTCAGGCGATTACCTATGGGTATGATTCTTCCACTTCTCCGGCTTCGATAACGAGAACGGCATGAGCCTGTCTACTGTTACCACGATGGGATATGAAGTGGGGACCTTGAGTCTTGTGGTGACTTTGGGATATGGACAGGGAGCCGCCCCACCCCCTCCTCCTCCGGTGAGTGTTTCACAAGTCTACGGTCCCGCTCTAACCGAGTATGAAAGAAACAGATGGTTTGGGGATTACGATCCCGATAGGGAGAAAAGAAAGAAAGCCCTGGAAAGGGCAAAACGAATCGAGTTGGGGATCATCAAAGAACTAAAAATTCCTACCAAGATCAAGGCCGAGGTCAGAGAAGTCGTCAAAGAAGCAGCTCAAGTCGAAGTTTTCAGGTCTCAGTACGTAGAAGAAGCTTCTGTCATTTCTCGCCTTGTAGCTGAGATTTCCGCAGATCTAAAGCTAGCCTTGAGAGAAGATAAAGAATTAAGAGAGGTGAGAAGGCAAAAGGAACTGAGAAGGTTAGAATCCGAGGAAGAAGAGGAAGCTATTGAAGTCGCTACCCTTTTCATGCTTAACTAGTACGTAACCAGTACGTAACCGCCGAAAGGTGCCACGTGGAAACTGAGAAGCAAGTAGTTTTGGATTTGCTCGACACCAACTCTCCGGCGTTGTCCTCTACCGACGATGTGCCGAAGGTTGAAACCAAGCCGGACGCTACCCCGGCCAAAGAAGAGGTAGTGCCTGCCGCGCCTGAAAAGGCTGAAACAGAGACATCGGCAACCTCTGACAAACCGGAAGATTCATCCGCGACTCCCGAAGAGGCTAAGAAGCCCGCGAAGGGTGTTCAGAAACGAATCGATGAGCTGACGCGACAACGGGAAGACGAAAGACGTGCCCGCGAAGCCGCAGAAGCCCGAGAACTCAGGATACTCGCAGCACTTGAGAAAGCTACAGGTGTTACCGAGAAGCCTAAGGATACCGATACAGAGCCGGTCAGACCTCAAGAGAGTGCTTTTCAAAATCCCCAGGAATACGATGCTGCTGTCGAGAATTGGATAGCGGCCCGTTCCGAGTGGATTGCAGATAGAAAAGTCGCTCAGAAATTCGAGGAGCAAAACCGCAGGACCGCTGAAGAGCGTCAGGCTGCACAAGTCAAAAAGGTGCAGGAAGACTTTCAGAAGCGTGTGGATAAGGCCAAGGAGAAATACGCCGACTTCTCGGAAGTCGCTGAATCTCCCGATGTCATGGTTTCTTTTCCCATGTCTTACGCGATTTTGAATGCTGAAGAAGGCCCTGAAATACAGTATTTCCTCGGGAAGAACCCGGCAGAAGCCAAACGTATTTCGGAGATGAACATCGTAGACCACAACGGTAATACGGTGCCCGACGTTGCGAGGCAGCTAGTTGAGCTTGGAAAGATCGTGAACAAACTCACAATCCCTACCAGGCCCGTTTCAGCCGCACCCGCACCGATCAAGCCGATATCCAAAGCCTCTGAACACGAGAAGTCTGCGGAAGAAGAGTCTATGGAAGAGTATGCAGCTAGACGCAAGAAAGAGCTGAACTCGGTAAGACCGGGGGTGAGGCACTAACCCCTTTTAGGAGTCTTACATGTCCTCGCAGGTACTATTAACTCCTACGATCATCACGAAAGAAAGTCTGGTGATCCTGGAGAATAACCTTGTCGCGGCAAATCGGGTGAATCGGAAGTTCGAGAACCAGTTCGTAAAGATCGGGAATTCTCTTACCATCCGAAAGCCCAACCGCTTCACGGTAGCATCAGGCGCGGGACTCGCGGTTCAGGATATTGCAGAACCGTCAGTCGCGATTACCATCAACCAACAGAAGCACGTTGATTTTCAGTTCACTTCTCAGGACCTAACACTCACCGTCGAGGAATTCTCGGAGCGGTATCTGAAACCCGGCATGGCTGCTCTTGCCAACCAGGTTGACTATCAGGTATTGCAGAACTTCTCTGGAATCTCGAATTTCGTCGGGACGCCAGGGACGACGCCGGGTGCGTTTTCAACCTCGGTTCAGTTGGTGGGTCAGAGAATGGACGATAATGCCGCACCCCAGGATAACCGTACATTAGTTTTGAATCCGGCTGCTTACTGGGCGATCTCCAATGGTCTGACCGGAAGTTTCGTTATGCCGACCGCCAAGGAAGCTCTGGTGAAGGGTTATCTGGCAACCATCGGTAATTACGAAATCTACATGGATCAGAACATACCCACAGTTACAAGCTACATCCATGTGTCCACCAACGCCTTGGTCTCTAACGCTCCCGCTTCTCAGTCTGGGTCTCTCATTTCTACGGTCGGCTTTAACACTACCGACATCTTCCAGATTGGCGAGGTAGTGACCTTCGGTACGGTTTTTTCCATCAATCCCCAAAGTCGTCAGTCCACAGGGTCATTGAAGAACTTCGTCATTACTGCCACTACCCAGCCGGGTACGGGCAGTACAGCGGTTCTTTCGATCTCCCCGTCAATGATTACTTCGGGACCGTATCAGAATGTCACCAACGGGACTGTCTCGACTGCGTCAGGCAAGGTATCTATCCTTAGCGGAACTCCAACGGTAAGCTCTACGTTCACTCAGAACATAGCATTTACAAGAGATGCTTTCGGTCTGGTGATGGTGCCTCTGGAAATCCCGCAAGGGGTAGATTTTGCAGCCAGAGAGACGTATCGAAATATAAGCATGAGGGTCATTCGTGCTTACGATATCAACAATGACGTATTCCCGACTCGTATAGATATCCTGTTCGGGACGGCCACTTACTACGACGAGCTTGCCTGTCGTCTAGGAGGTTAATATGGCTACCACATCAGCGGCACTCAGAGATCTGTCGGACCAGAACTCTCAAGGAACACGACTTGGGACGACTTCAACCGACCTGATCTGTTTTTACGGGGTTACCTCGGGTATTGCGGCGGTGACTGTTATCGGGACCTCTATCGGTGTCAATTCACAAGTCCCGATTGCCAGCAACCAGGGTAACGTGTTTGGCTTCAGCTCTTCGGCCCAGTGTCAGGCGGTAATCAGTACGATGCTTCAACTTAGACTCATGGGTCTCATTGCTTGATCTTTGCAAGAGCGAGCAGTTATAGGGTCGCCTTCTTTGCCCGGTTGTGTTACTGGGCAGAGAGGGTTTCCCTATGGGCGAACGGGAAACTCATAGACAGATGCGAATAAATCCTTTGTCGGACATTGTAGTCATCAAGAGGTCGTCTTACGACGAGATCAATCAAAGCGGAATAGTCTTGCCGCTCTCTGCTGATATTCTTGAAGACATCGGTACGATCAAGTTCTGCGGTAAGGGCAAGGTCACTCCCAAGGGAAAGTGGCCTATGGAAGTCAAAGAAGGAGACAAAGTCATATTTTCCACTAACGGTCATATGGTGAAGTACATCGAAGGGGAAGAATTTATTGTCACCCACCAAGATTCGATCATAGGGATCATCGAATGAATCTAGAGCACGTAAGACTTAGACAAGAGGCTATCTCAAGGAAGAAAGAAAGACGCGAGAGGCAACTTGTTCTAGAGGCTCAAATAAAAGCCAGGAGAAATTCCAAATGGTATCCCCATCCTGACGGAGTAATGTCCGATGGAATGGGAAGATATTTCTACAATGGGGAAGAAATTCACCCCGTGGGGAAGTTGATCGGTCATTCGATAGAAGGTTATCTATGCCAAGAGTAAGCGTATGCAGTTCGGTTTTGAATCAATCCGCATGGTTGAGGGATATGATCGCCTCAGTCATAGCCCAGACCTACAAGGACTGGGAACTGATTCTTGTCGATGACGGGTCTACCGAGGACATTCTGGGCATTGTCGATGAATTCAAAGACCCAAGGATACAGCTCACACGTTTTCCTGAGAATCTTGGCATTCCTCACGGCATCAACTGGGCCTTTCAGCACTGTTCGGGGGAGTACGTACAGCCTTTGGCGGCGGATGAAATAATCACCCCGACCAAGCTTGAAGATCAGGTCAAGTATCTCGATGAGAACAAGACCATAGACTGCATCTGGGGACTGCCTCAGTTCTGCGGTTCCATAGAACTCAGAGAGACCGGGTTGAGACCTTCCTGGGAGCAGTACCTCATGAAGGCTCATAACAGGAGCAGGGAGTCGTGGTTGAAGACCTTGCTTTTGCTAGAGAACGTCCCGCTGGGGTCGTGTTCCGCGCTGTGGAGAAGGTCGGTCTTTGATTCCATCAGGTATTTCGATCCGACTCTAACTTCGTTTGTCGATCACGAATGGTTCTGCCGTTTCTTCGAGAAACATGAAGGCAGAGTCTTACCCTATAGATGGGCTCTTTGCCGTCCCAATCCCAACTCCGTACAGTCCAAGTCACCGGAGAAGAATATAGAGGAATTGAAGTACGTAAGAGAAAAACACAAGCTCATCCTGCCTCCTGTAACTGGGAAGGTCACGGTTGGAATTCCCTGCTTCAACATGGCGAATTATGTTCCTGATGCTGTGAACAGTATTTTGAAGCAGACCCACCAAGACTTCGAGGTCATAGTCCTAGACGATGCCTCTACAGACAATATTGCAGAGGTCATGGCAGGATTCAATGACGAGAGAATCAAGTTCATGGCCTTTGATGAGAATCGGGGGCAGATGGAAGCTCAGAACCAGATGCTGGCCAGGGCCGAAGGGGAGTTCTTCGTTCCTCTGTCCGCCGATGATGTATTAGCCCCTACTCATCTTGAGAGGTGTCTAGCGGAATTCTCAAAAGACCCGTTCCTAGAGTTTGTCTCTACCCAGACGGATTTTATAGACGAGAAGGGCGAGCCGTTCAAGGACGTTAAACACCCGTTCTTCCAGATAGAGAAAGCGGTCAATCATACTCAGGATCAATGGAAGCAGAGGCTTTATTACGGGAACGTCTATTTCGGCGTGGGGATGTACCGCACCTACGCCGCCAGGGAAGTCGGGGGGTGGGACAAGAAGCACGGGGTTATCTCAGATTACGAAATCTACCTCAGGCTTTTACAGAGAGAGAACATTCACGTAATAGAGGAAGCCTTGACGCATACCCGGATTACCGGGAAGAATCAAAGTCTGATAAGCAAGGAAGAATCTCTTAAGCTTAAGCAGAGGTACTACGATGCCAAGTCTCCATACTACCCGCCTAGAATTAAGGTCGTCATTGCGACACCGTTCTATGAATTGAAGGGTTTCAGCCCGTATATTTCAAGCATGGTCCTGACGACTAAGATGCTTCATCAGATGGGAATCGAGTTCGAATTCTGGGAGCTGTCTGGAGATTCCTACGTACATCGTGCGAGGAATACTCTATGCGCCAAGTTCCTTGAAGATCCTGCGGCTACAGATTTGTTCTTCATAGACTCAGACATGCAGTGGAACCCCGAAGCCCTTATAAACATGGTTCTCCTACAGGAAGAAGTGGTCGGCGCTTCGTATCCGATCAAGAACAACTATGCAGGCTGGACGAGCATTCCTTATTTTGAAGTAGGAGAGGACAAGAAGGGTCATCCGTTCGGTAGGGTTTTGCCGGACGGTACGGCTCTTTTAAAAGCCCACGTAGTAGCAGGAGGGTTTTTGAGAATCAAGAGAAAGGCTCTTGAGAAATTCAAAGACTACTATCCCGATCTTTGGTACAACGAGCCCTCGGCTGATCCTTCAGCTCCCGAAAGGAAGTACCACGCCTACTTTATGAGTCAGATAGAAGACCATCTTCTTTACGGAGAGGACATGTGGTTCTCCAAGAAAATGCGCGAGATGAACGCCGAGATGTGCATCTACCCCAACGTCAACATGGGCCACTTCGGCGTCAAGGGCTGGTCGGGTAACTATCATACTTTCTTGTCAGGAGCTAAAGACGAATTGAGGGAAGACCCTAGCTTCATACAGAATATCAGCGGAAAGTCGGGAAAGGCTACCTAATGGCGGTTACTGCAAACGATCTGATTACCAGGGCCATGAAGTCCCTTCAGTCCCTGGGAGGGGGGGAAGTCCCCTCTGCTGCTGAGGCGAACGATGGTCTTGTCGCTTTGAATGCGATGCTCGACAGTTGGTCTAACGAAGGTCTCAATGCCTACGAAGTTCAGGAACAGA